TGACCCAAAAAGACCTTTTGGAGGATGGAGCATAAAGAAAGCTGATGTGCTTGAAACCTCTATTGTCACTATCCCAGCTAATCCTAACGCAACAATCGCAGAAATTAAATCGATGTCTGGGGATGCTAATACGCTGAAACAAATTTTTAAAGAAGCAATCAAGGAAGTCAGGCAAGAAGAAAAAGAGATTGAAGAAAAGCAAAAAGCTATTCTTGATATTTTAAGGAGGTAGTCAAATGAATTTAGCAGACAAGCGTGAGCTTTTAAAATCAAAGCAATCTGATCTTAAAACTAAAATGGATGAATCAAAGGATTTAGAAGCAAAAGTAAAAACTACAACAGATGATGCTACACTTACACAACTTAAAACAAATGCGCAAACTGTAACTGATGCAATAAAAGCTCTAAACACTGAAATTACTAGATTAACCGATGAAATTACTGGGGAAGAAAAAGCACTTGAACAATTAGCTGATGAAGCTAAAAGGCAAAAAGAAGCGAATATGAAAGGTGGGAAGAGTGTGGATTATTTAAAGTCTAAAGAAGCATTAACTGATTTTGCAAAAATGTTACAGAGAACTGGCGGAAGAGAAGCACTAAAAGAAGCGTGGGCAGAACACTTAGCTTCTAAAGGTATTACTAACCCTGAAGTGTTTTTACCACAAGCGGTCATCGATTCTATTAACGATGCGCTTCCTGCTGCTGGTAGTATTTTTGGAACGTTCCGCTTTACTGGTTTAACGATGCTGAAAATCGCACTAAATACAAACATTAACACAGATACCAGCCGTGCTCAAGGGCATAGACGTGGAGTAACTAAAAAGGAACAAGAAATTACTGTTGAACCTAAAGAAATTCGTGCGCAGTTCATTTATAAATATATTACTTTGGATAAGGAATTGCTTCGAGAAACTCAGGATACTGGTGCAGTTATTAGATATGTCTTGGAAGAATTGCCAAATCGCATCGTCCATGAAATTGAGAGAGCTGCAATGATCGGTGATGGAAGGGCTGTAACTGCTGATGAGCATATACACTCATATGAAGCAATTACACGAGATACTTCTGATGTTTGGGTTACTGTTCAGGCAAGTACAGGAGATCTGCTACATGACTTAATTCATATGGATGCAACCATTACAGCAGATGGATCTAGATATTTAGTTGTATCTAGAAGCACACTCGCAAACATAAGGCTTTTAAATAATGGTGGTGGTTTAGTATTCCCAATTGGCTCTGACATTTCGGGGGCTTTAGGCTATACTCGTATTTTCACTGCTGATTTTATGGAGTTAGAAGCTGCACCACTCGCAATAGAATACATTGGTGAGGCATATCAGACTGTTGGAGACAATACTATGAATAGTTTTGAAAACTTCATTCTAGCACAAAACAAAAATGAGTATCTCATGGAAATCTACTCTGGTGGTGGGATAACTGTTCCTTATTCCGCTGCAGTATTAACTGAAACAGCTGAGTAGTATGACTATATTAGAGTATTTAAAAGACATGTTAGAGGTTGATATTGAAGAGAAAATCTTTGATACACAGCTTCTAGCATATACAAATATTGGTATAGCTTACCTTATAAGAAATAAGATTCCAGTACATGTAATAACTAGTACAACTAGCTTTGAGGATTTCCCTGATTTAAAGAATGATGATATATATATTGTTCTTTCGTGGTTGCATTTATATGTATTACAGCGTTTTGATAGAACACTAATGCAGGGGAACCAGGGTACTACTACAAACTGGTTAGATGCAGAAATGACTGATTTAATAACACAATTAAAAGCTATTTACGACAATATAATTGAGGTGTGATTGTGAAAAGTACAAGAGTTGCAATCACACTTTTTTATAATGAGCTTGTAGAAATGGAGTCTGGAGTTTGGGAGGATTTATTGACTTCTAAGAAGGTTAAGGCTGAGGAGGAACAAATTTTTCAAAGACGGTTAGATCAAGCTTTTGCAGAGGGATTTGTTATAACAGCTCGTTTATCTATTAGATCAAATCTGTTCCACGGGGAGCTAAAATATGTAATCTGGAAAGGCAATAAATACAAAGTGAATTCCGTGGTCGTGGATCCAGAGAGGCACTATACGATAATTGAGTTGGGTCAATTAGTTTAGGAGGTGGAGTTACTTTGAATAAATTTTTTACCAGACTACAAATTCAGGAGATATTAGAAAAAAATGAACTTGGAGTGCAGGTATCTTATTTAGAACGTGAAGACAATGCTTCACCTGATAACTATATTATTTATTACAGATTGTCACCCAATTCTACTTTGTATACTGACGATAAAATCCACATTAGAAAAGTGCTGATAAATATTATCCATTATCACAAAAAGAAACTAGATAGTATTGCTGATTTAATTGCTGAATATTTCAATGTTGAAGCAATTCAGCATGATGCTTTGCAACTTGATACTGACTATTACGGTACATATTACAGGGCTGAAGTAATGACTGATTCGAGGTGGTAAAAATGGTAGATGTAAGAATAAATACACTAAACGGTGCTAGATTACAGGGCATTGTTATGGAGAAGATAAAAGCGGCTTGTGAATTTGCAGTTAACGAGATTAAACAGAACTCTCCACACAGAACTGGGATTTATGCAGCAGGTTGGACGTATATAATTGTGGATAAAACTGGTGTTGTCTACAATAGTGGTAGAAGAAAATCGTTAGCCCATTTGCTTGAGATGGGTCACAGATCGAGAAATGGTGCAAGTGTCGCACCACAAGAACATATCAGACCAGCTTATTTAAAAACAAAAGAATTATATCTAAGATCACTACAAGATATAGATATTTCAGATATTATTGAATAAAGTTACTAATATCAAAGGAGGTAATATTATGGCATTTCAATATGACAAAAGGGAAGTGTCCCATGGCAATCAATTTGGATTTTTTGCGAAGATTTCGAGTACCCCAACTGGAGAAATTGAATTTGGAACACCTTATGAATTCACAGGTTTACGTGCGACAAGCTTTGCAACTACACAAGACTCAAATCCATACTATGCAGACAACGTGGAGCATGTGAGGCTAATGGGTGCTAGAACCACAGAAGGATCAATCACTACATACCAAATTAAGAAACAGTTTATGATTGATCATTTAGGTAAAAAGGAAACGACAGCAACACCACCAGCACTGATTGATACAGGTATCCAGTCTAATTTTGTGTGGGTATATTCAGAAACAATTACTGACCAATTTGGTGGTGAGCTTAATGAGTGGCACATTTGGACAAATGTACAGGCTTCAGCTGGTATCACTTCAGATACAGCTACAGATGAAGATTCTGTTGAGCCTAAAGAAATTGAGATTCCGGTAACTGCTAGTCCTAACGTTGCTGTTCAAGATTCTGATGGAAAGTCCGTGACAGAAATTATATGGAGAGATGATTCAACTGGAACAGTAAAAGCACTCGTTGATTCACTATTTTCTGGTACCACACCATTATCAATTGCAGAGTTTTTGGATAAAGCCCTAGGAAAGACGGTTTAATATGATTAAAAAAACAGTTGAGTATTATGACATTATAAATGGTGAAGAGGTTGAACAGGAAGCCGTTGTAAGATTTTGTTTTACATTAGCAGCTACAAAATTGTATCAACAGAAAACAAGTAGACCATTTTTTATTGATTATGAAAAGGCATCAAAAGTATTTAGCGAAAAATTGCAAACTGTTAAGCTAGATAATATTAATAATTTATCTGTGAATGAGCAATTAGCAATACTACCATTATTAGCTGATCCTGTTATAAATGGTTTTTTACTTGATAGTGCTGCTTGCTTTTATGCAGAGATCATTGATGGCAGGTATGTACAGAATGAGGAAACTATATTTAATGCTGAGAATAGTTTATGGTTTATGAGTATTGCTAATCTCGAGTTTTTTATGCTGTTATTACAAGAAATAGCAATGTATCAGCCAAAGGATCATTTAAAATCTAAAAAAAACTAAAGAAAAAGTATGACGTTATCGATATCTACAGGGCATTGTTTTTACTGCAAATTGATGTTAACTGGGCTGAACAGCAGCATTTCAATGTATTATTAGAGGTAATTCGTGCTACTGGTGAGTCAGAAGAAGAGCGTAAACCAAGAAAATTAACAAATAGTGAATTATTAGCGGTTATGGTGGATTAAAAAGATCCACCTTTTTTTATTATAAAGGTGGTGAGAAAATGGCTGAATTTGAAGGATTGTACGTCACAATAGGCGGTAACACAGTTGAGTTTGAGAATTCTATTAGTGGGGTTAATAAGGCTCTTGGTAACTTAAAAAAGGACATGCAGAATCTAAATAAAGAGTTAAAGCTTGACCCAGATAATGTTGATTTATTAAACTCAAAATTGACAAATCTTGGGGAACAATCCCATTTAGCTGGATTAAAGATACTTGAACTTAAGTCCCAACAAGATGCGCTTGGGCAGTCTGAAGTTGGATCAGCAGAATGGTCTAGATTGCAGACAGAAATCAATAAAGTACAGATCGAAATGACTAGTTTAGATAGGGCAATGGAGCAAACTTCTAGCCACATTGAAGAGGTTGGGAATCCTGAATCGGTTTACAATTTGAACAAGGCACTGCAAGAGACTCAACAGGATCTCGATATTGTAAATAAAAAACTACAATTAGATCCAAATAATGTTGAACTTGCTGAACAAAAAATGCAACTATTACAAAAAGCTGCTGATTTGGCAGACCAAAAAGTTGAAGCTCTCAAAAAGGAGCAAGCAGATCTGGGAGAAGCTAACATTGGGACTCCTGAGTGGAGAGATCTTGAAGAAAAAATTGTAGATGCCCAAACAGAAGCACGGGGGTTTGAAGATCAGTTATCCAATACTGGTAGTACTGGTAGCACTTCCATGGAATCTATAGACAAGAGCCTTAAAATGCAGAACTTAATAAAATTTGGTGATAAAGTAGGCGAACTGGGGAACAAATTAAAAGATTTTGGCGGTGCTGCAATTGACGCTTTCAGGGATTATGATGATGTAATGGACTCATTTATTACAAAAACTGGAGACGGGACGGATGAATTAGAGAAATTTTACAGTAGTACACGTAGTACAATGGTCGTTGATAATGCGCAAGATATCGCAGACGCATACGGCGGAGTTACTAAGGTATTAGGCTTGGCTGGGGATGATGCAACGACAGCTGCGACTCAATTTTTAAAATTCTCTAACATCACGGGTCAAGACGTTAGTACATCGGTTAGTAAAACAAACGATATTTTAAAAACTTTTAATATGACTTCTCAAGAGTCACATGCAGTACTTGATATAGTAACAGCGGTATCACAAGATACAGGTATAAGCATAGATGAACTAACAAGCGGATTAGTGTCAGGATCTGAAGAGTTTAAAGCATTGGGTTTAAATGTAAATGAATCTGCAACTTTTTTGGGACATATGTCGCAGGAGGGTATGGACACAGGAACATCAATAAATCTTTTGTCTAAAGCAACAGGAGCATACGCAAAGGACGGACTCAGTTTAAAAGATGGGCTGAACCAGACCGCAGAGGCGTTAGCACAGACGACAGACCAACAAGACAGACTAAACATAGTTGCGGACGTATTTGGCACAAAACAAGCCCCTATGCTATTAGATGCAATAGATAGAGGTGCAATCTCATTTACGAATTTTGGCGGTTCTGGAACAGATGCGCTTGATAGGGTAACCAATACATACGAAAGTACGCTGGATCCTATTGATCAATACGATATAGCCCAGCAGGGTATTCATGACGGTATGGCAGAGCTTGGAGGCGAAATACAGCAAGTCCTGGCACCAGCCTTAGAAGGATTATCTAACTTTATAAGTAAAGTAGTTGATTGGTTTAAAAATCTAGATCCAAACGTAAAAACATTTGTGATTACTGTGGGAATTCTAATAGTTGGTCTAATGTTATTAGCACCAGTTATTTTAATGATTGCAGCTGCAGTAATGGGTCTTAATCTTTCAATGTTGCCTACAATAGCCGTAATACTAGGTGTAATTGTTATAATAGGGCTTATAGTGGTTGCGATACAAAACTGGGGAGCTATAGTTGATTGGATCAAAGAGAAATGGCAACAATTAACTGGGTGGATATCTGATGGATGGAACAAAGTCAAGAGTTTTTTCGGTGG